ATAAGTGAGTCCATCCAAGTTAAAACTTGCTCACGCTTCTTCTGTGCCGCATCTAGTTTTGCTTGATACAACTTAACATGATCGACTTTAGTATGCTTAGGATTGCCATTCTTATCTGTCTTGGGATTTCCAGTAGGGTCAATTTGCGGAACTAATTCGATGCCTTTGGCAATTGCTTCAGCCATACGTTGTGCAACAATTGGACCAGTGGGATCATTCCACTCGCCTTCCCATACACCTTTACCAATCTGGAAACCGCCCGAGTCACCGAGCACCCAACTAGTGCTACGATTTCTGTTTCGGAACATATCCTCGCTGTCGTCTTGCTTGGTTAGATCTAAGTTAGCATGGCCTGCTGAATACAAGCAATGGTCAAAGTAAAACGCACCTTTGTCGGGTTCTAGATAGTTAAGACTCTCTACGCCAGATTTAAAACTAGCAGGAATTCTTGCAGGGTCAACGTAGTTACCATATCTTTGTTTTCCAATAAACGTAGAATAGAAACCAGACGTTGCCGGCAAGAAGTATGCGTAGTCGTTTTGTGTTGCAGTTAAATTTTTATTCAAGGCGGCCCCATTTAATCTTCAGCCATGCACGTTCCATGGCATAGTGTAGTACTGCCAATACTATATGTATTAGCACGGCATCACTTATGCCGGTCCACATTGCAGTAATAAGCAAGGCTGCAATTCTATAACTTACAGTCCTTGCTATTGTGCGTACATGTGATTCACTCATTACTTGCTCTGCGCTGGCAGAATGTAATTGTATTCTGCAATACCGCTGTCAACTGTAATCTGCATAGCGCCTGCGTCTGCAATCTTCATTGTAATCTTGCCACCCAAGTTCAAGATACTGCGAACTTGCGTAACAGGCCACGACCATGTGTGCTTGAGTTTGCCGCCAACGTTTGCTTGGAATACAAAACTACCAGCATGACTTGCTGCATCGCCGAAGAATACAACTAGGTTGCCGTCTTCTGTGCGTACTTGGAATACGCTTTCTTCGTTGTGTGCTTCGGCCTGCAACTTCAAACGGCCGATGGCACTCATTGTAGGTTGGAACTCAACTTCCCAACTAGCACCTTTGAACTTAACACTCTTCAACTTTTCATTGATGATGTCAGAATTCATAAAGCGATAATCGTTCTGGAAGTCGCCAACTGCGTTTTCAAAATGCAGTCCTGTTGGAACAATAGTTCCATTGCGGTCTGCTTCGACAACATTAATCTTAGCGTTCTCTTTGTACTCTGGATTCTTCAAGTGCAAATTCAGTTTGTCCAGATTGGGCATACCAAATGTACCTTTGAATTCAACTACTGGCTTGTGTGCAGTTGCACTAACGATAACACTGCGGTCATCAGCCATTGATTCGATGCTTGTTGTTTTTGCGTCCCCACTTACTTTAACCAATGGCAGAAAGCCTAGGCTGTGTGTATGTGCAACGATGTCTTGTAAAATGTCTTTCATATGATCTCCTTAGATATAGTATATAGGTTTTTTTAAGAAAAGTCAAACAATTGATTGAATGTATTCTTCTCTTCCGTGCTTGCGATGTCCCAATTAAGAACACCAATTAAGTTGTCTAACTTGTTATCGATAATTGTTTGCTCCATTTCGGGATCATTAAACGGTAAGTCCATGAACCATTTCGGCAAACGCAATTCGTCAACAGGATAAGCCACTGATGTAAATCCCAAAGGATTTGGTTTAAGTTTACAGACGATAACTTTCTGGCCGTCTGTAATGTTCATAGAATACTTGTCACCGTTCATACGTTTCAAAGTATTCCAATTGATACTAGCCCTTACGTGGCCTGGCATATTTGCCCTTCCACCCTTCTTCTCTTTGGCAGCGTACTCCGTTACGTTGTTAGCACGTTTCGGACTACCTTTCTCCCAACCAGGCCTTGCCTTAAACTCAGTACGGAATTGTGTAATATGATCCAATACTTGTTCTTCAGTTGATCCAGTTAGAACCTTTTCAAGTACATCACTTAAGAAGTCTTGAATAAACGCAGGAGTATCTGATCGTTTTAGATCAAGTCCCATTGCTTTAATTTTGCCGGGTTTACCATCAACATCGCTACGCTTGCCTTCTTTATCGTAGTACAAGACTGCGTATCGTTTTTTGGTAATGAATAGTCCTTTGGAAGCAACAATCTCGCGACCTGCTTTGATGACTTCGCCTCTGCTTGGTGGGCAGTGGAATTGCTGTTCCATGAATTTAACAAATGTGCCATTGACTTCTTCTCCGATTTGATCATAAAGTGTAATTACATTTTCCTTGTTCCAAGGAATATGCCCTGCATCAATGTCCTTCTTCAGCGTGTTAAACGCTGTAAAATAACAAGAATCTGTGTCACCGTAGATAACTGCTTTACCACGGTAATCGTATTCACCAGTAATAATCTCGTTAACTTTACCAGCCATGTGTTTAACAATCTGACGACCGGTGAGTGTTGTACTTTGTCCAATTCGTTTATCAAAGAATCTGCAACCAGCATTAAGAATAGCACCGTACAAACTATTTAGGTTAATCTTCTTAACCAGTTGTCGTTTGTCCCAATATTCTTCTTGTACTTTGTCGCCTGCTTTGATTGTTTCTTTTAGTTTGGCCTGCATGTCTTTACGTTCAGCATACCAACGCTTTAGCAATCCAGGAATAATACCTTCCTTCTCATAAGTAAAGATGGTACCATTGGCACTGAGCATCCAGGGCTGATTACTGTCAAAAATTAACTGATAAACTTCGGCAGCACTGTGTACAGTACTGTTGCCGTCTTGCCAATCAATGGTAATCTCAGTATCGATGCGGTTAGCCATCACTGCTTCGTATTCCATGCTGCCAAACATACCTTCCCATGCAGCCGCGAACGACTTCTTTTTAAGAGTCATTTGTTCATGTATGAACGCTTCAGTTATTGTTTGGCGTAGTTGTCCGACAATAGTTTCCGGACCCATGTTCAATGCACGAATGGCACTTGGGTACAGACTGTTGATGTCCAGTGAACCGATCCAATCTTGTAGACCTTCTTTAGGATATGCTACATACGCACCTGCGGCACTGTTGTCTGCATCCTCGTCACGCTTTTGTCTATTAGGAACTTGAAATCCACGCTTGTGGGATTCGTTAATAATCGCCTGCTCAGTTACTGCCACTGCGCCCATAGTTGTTTGAAGCAATACAGTACATTCATGTGCCAGGGTGTTGGCAAGGTCGATAAACTTTAACTTGTCATCTAGTTTATTCAGCAGTAGTGTGTCTTGCCTATTGTAGATAATAAACTTGTGAAAGTCATTGTTATACAATTGATCAAGTGTGCCTTCGTAGACTGTTTTGTTTTCACCAATCTCTGCTTCACCGATGGCATCCAATCGGTATGTATGACGTTCTTCGTATGTGTACTTGCGATACAGTTCGAGACTATCCAAGTGTACTCGACCGTGGAAGTCATAAGTAACAGCAGATTTTCCATATTTTTCATATTCGCGGCGCTTGGGAAATTGATTCCACAAGCAGAATCTGCGTGTATCGTCTTTGCTCAATACTTTAGTTACGCGGTTAACAGTATATGGAACGTCATAACCTTCGCTGTTCCAACCAGAGATAATGTCCGCATCTTGAATCAGATCCAAGAATGTTTCCAGCATGTCTGCTTCGTTGTCAAACAAATGTGTATCTGGAATATCGGACACTAATTTAATAGCATCATCCATCTTCATACCTTTAGGAGGCATGGCCAATGTAATCAACTTGCCTAACCATTTTAGGTAAACTGTAATCGCAGTGATTGGCATGAAAGCATCTTCCGGAGTGCTATAGCCGCGTTCTGGATCAAAGTCTACCTCAATGTCAAAGAAGCAGATGTTTAGTTTTGGTGCATCCTGATCGAGATAGTTTTCACTAAGGTGCTGGAAGATTGGATTGATATCGCTTTCGTACAGAGTCTTGCCATTATTAATGGCTTGTTCCTTACGAAAGTCTTTTGTACTTTTACATACCACGCGATTAAGAGGATCACCATAAATGCTGGTGTATTTGCCTTTTGGATCTGGGTAGTAAAACTGATAGCGCACGGGGTGTTCTTTATAAACCCTTAGGCCTTTGTCGTTTCTTTCGACGACTTTAATAGTATCATTGTCTCTGTCAAAGAGAGCATCTACGTAACTCATTTTTCTCCTTATGTGATTTGTGGCTCACATATACCAACATGCGACTTTTGGCTCGCCAACCTTACTAGATACTTATCAGTCTAATCAGTGCAATACTATCAATAGTGACTAACAACAAATAGTTAGCAACCATTCCTGTACTGCGCCTAGTCCAAGCAGCCCACCCAAAAATAGCACATTGAAAAATAAACAATGGATATAAAATAAGGAAGGGAGGATGAGGCACAGTAAACGCCATAGTAACGCTACATGCAATGCTCAGGATCCATGCTGTAATTTCGAGACAGAACCGAGTGGGCCAATCTCGAAAGTCTTGCTTGGCCCACTGGTAAGTACCGCGGAAGAATTCTGCAATACTGCTCATTACTTGTCTTTGCCAACAGTAACGATAAGAGTTTCTAAATCGTCAAAGTCGCTGAACACATCATTCCAATTGCCTTTATGTGCAATAGAAATGGCTTTATTAATAAGTGATGGCTTAATATCCAATTCTTCTGCTACCGCTTTAACAGTTTCTTTCAATCCTTCTGTTAAACTTTCGATCTCGTAGCGAATTTGAACGCCTTCGTTCACTAACCGTTCTAGTTTTGCTTTTTCTTCAGGTCCGTAGGTGCGACTTGCCATAAATGGTTTCTCCTTGTAATAATACTATTATATACGGATAAACCGTGTAAGTCAAACAGATTGGCGTTAAATGCCGTATTTGTTTTTCTTAGGCGTTGCTATTGGACTAGTGGTATTGACGGTGTTGAGTTCTTTCGAACCCTTACCGGTTGATGTTGATGATTTGATGCCCATGACACGTTCGGCACCTTTGCGGATTTCTGTATCTGCATCGGTGTAATCGGACATAGTAAAATTACTACCTAGCGCAGTTGTCTTGTCCATATCGCTGTCAGGACTGCCAGCAAGGGCAATACCGAATCGATATGCAAGGTACGGGTGATTGTTGTTATCCAACGTATTGTAAGTACTTAGATTACTCATAGACTGCTTTACGCTTTTACGTATGGGCTTGGTATCTCTACCTTCTGGTATAAATTCTTTTGCTCTCATTCTGGCCTTCTAATCTCTACATCGTGTAAGGAACCGTCGTCCGAGATCCAATTTGGTAATAGCCTGCTGAAAATACGACCATATACTCCTGCTCTACCGCTAGATCCTTGTACATCATATTCTATCACTCGAATCTTATCGTCGTATGTTGTTACAAAATCTTTTATTATATCGGTGATGGCAGATATAACTTGTGCGGAGTTACCAGTTCCGGTCATGCTGGTTTTGCCGTTGCCGTTGAAACTGATTTCCCAATAACCGCGATAGTCAACTTCTTCAGTTTCTTCTTCATCGTCGTAGTCTACTACATCACGGTCTGCGTCTACATGATCGTATTCTGAATTCTTTGCCTTGAATTCATACTCTACATCACCCACAGTAAATTCAGCAGTGGCCTGACGCTCACTACGATAAGTCCATTTCCATGGGACTGACGTTGATGACATTATTTCGTCGATTCTCATTGCTTATCCACTGTTCTGCTTTTAGGTATATGATCAGATCCGTAACTAATACGACTACCTGTAATAGTTTCTATGGCAACATGCAGCGCAGTACCACTTAAATGTTTACGTAACCATTTCTCTGCTAGATTATTAATGATCTTTTCGTTGGCGTGTACCCGACCACTGCCTTGAGTTTTATCATGTACATACGCATGGCATGCTTCATGGACCGCAATAGCAACATCTCTGGCTGCTTTACTGTCTAAATTTGGAATATTAATACTGCCACCTGGTCCTGATTCTTCAGTGTCCTTAAACATTGGCGGCTCATTACTTTGATACACGTAATACATACCGGGTTGAAGGTCTTCATCATCAGTAGTAACTCTACTAGTGCCTAGAATATTTCTAATAGCATCGTATGCAGTCCACAGTGTAGGAGCAGGAGCGCCCCCAACTTGTGTAGTTGGTAACATGGGTTTATCTTCAGGATCAAACTTGCCCCAACGTTTCTCCAGTTCATCGTCGCTGGCTTCTGCTTCTTTGATGCGTTCGCCAACACTGCCGCCGTCAGCGCCACCACCATCGCCACTATATCCTGTGGCATATCCGTAGCCACCAAATGGTCCTGGACCATAGGCCGCCCGACGAGGTTTCGTTTTACGCTTTTTCTTTTCGGTAATAAATTCTAATGCTCGCATACAATATTTATCTAATTTTGGCCAGTCCAATAAAACTCAATAATTTAATCCACATCCAGCCTGCATCGAATTCAAACCACTTGCGACTGAACTTAGGGCTTGCCGGATCTAAGTGATGGTTATTATGAAGTTCTTCACCACCAATAAGAATACCAATAGGACTAACGTTCCTACTATGATCTTTTGTATCTCCATTACGATATCCCCACCAATGTCCAATGCCGTTGATAAAGCCAGCAGCCCAGAACGGTATCCATATCATTTGTACACCCCATACCAATGCTCCCCACGGTCCAAATAGCAACAAGTCTATGACTAACATTAAAAGAATACCATGGCGGTGGTATCGAGTGTACACTTTGCGTTCGACCCAGTCCTTAGGAGTACCGGAGCCGTATTTGATAACCATTGCTGGATCTTTGGTTGCTTCGTGATAAAGGCTCCAACCACCCATCAATAATCTTTTAATACCGAATATGTGCGGGCTATGTGGATCACCTTCTACGTCTGTATTCTGATGGTGTTTGCGGTGTACTGCTACCCATGCCTTAGTAGTCATGCCAGTTGTCAGCCAAAGCCAACAGCGCATAAAGTGACTCACTACCGGATGAAATTCTACACCTCTGTGTGCTTGGCTACGGTGTAAGTACAGCGTAACGCTAATAATAGTAAGGTGTGTTGCAATTAATGTAAAAATAAGTTCTGTTATCATAGTAAAATATTTAGCCGTAAAAATAGGGCTTACACCCTACTGCTGGTTACGAATTCCAGCGATACCTTATCTTGTACCCGATTTACAAAATGCCGTTACAGTGCGGGCATGTTTTTTTATGTTCTTCTTTAACGTGCTTTAGTGTTTTTTTAAGTTTTTTAGCATCGCCAGTAAGACGTTTGATTGTGATACGACATCTATCTGATTTACTTTTATCAAATTCTTTTTTAAGAGTGTCTCGCATCTTATTAAGTCTGCCCTCAAACACTTCTAAGAAACCTGCTAATGATTTTGTTTCACTCGACATATACTGCCTTTCTATATATATTATTTAATAGATTTAAGATTACAGTATGATTACAATGATAAAGCCGCTTACTTTATACGGCGCTCACTACGCGGAGCAGTTCAATTGCGCGGACGCTGCCCGGAGGCTTGACCGTTGCGACAACGGGCCCTAAGGTGGGTTCATTTACCTGCATCAGGTGTTTCGGGTGGGCAGCAAAATCTAGGGTCACAAAGATCGTACTGCGGATCATAATCTTGTCCTATATAACCAGCATAGGCTAAACTCATACCTATACCATATATGGCCAATCCTGTTAGGATATTATTAAACAGGGCTGTAAGGGTTTTTTGGAGTATCATAGCCATCGTCCTCTGGGTATACCGGATATTCGTTGGGATTTATTTTAATGTTGCTCTTAGCATCCATTGGTGTTTCCTATGTGCATCTTGACGTCCAGCAAGGAAGTCGCTGAGTCCATGCTCGCCTTCGCGTTCGGATAATGCAAAGACCATTTTTAAAATATTAGCAATCTTCTCGCTGTCTTGTAAAAGTTCTGCACACATTGCTGTAGCATCGGGCACATTTGTTTCGTCTTCTACTTGACTTAACATACTAAAACGTTGGAAACTAGCAGGAGCATATGCACCGGCTTTACGAATATTCTCGGCAAAAGGATCAATGCTTGCATATACTTCTTCATAGATGCCACCGAACAATGCGTGGAATTGTTCAAAGAACATCCCTTCTACGTTCCAGTGAAAGTTCTGTGATTTGATAAAAAATGCATATTCACTGGCAAATGCTATTTTAAGGGCTTTTCTTAGTTCATCCATATTATAACCATTGATTTAAATTCTTTTGTTTCCATCCAGTTGCACCTAAATTCACAGGCTGCTGCATGGAAAGTATTTTGTTTTTCCAAATATCCACAAAATGTTTCGTAGAATCTGTTACTCCATTATTTAGCCAAGTTATTCTGGGTTTGATGTACTTTTCGAGGTAGTCTAGGTGTTCCCACGGCAACGGATGCCATTCTGCTAATGTATCTATAGGATTCTCTGGTGGAAAACTGCGTAGTCTATTGCGTTTGGTGTCTTCATCTTGTAGCATTAGATTGAGACTTTCCATCATTGCAGGTCCGTCAAATGTGGGCTGAAATGTATCAAATACAGCAGATATGTTTTTATCACCGCCTGACATGGGTAGAATGCTAAAATGGAATTGATTAACGCCTAGTGCTTGCAGACTTAATCTAGTTGATTGAATTAACGCCAAATCTCGCATGGCATAGTACTTTGCGCTGCCAAATCCGTTTACTGTGCCATCGGTATACTGTGTTTGTTTAAAGACTTGCCCAGGAGTATGCCATCCTAGTTTGTCTGTATGTGCATCTTCCCTAAAGTAGTTGCTCCAACATATAAACACCCAGTCATCTTTGTTTAGTTTGTTTCTAGCATGACATTCTTGCACTTTATTTGCAATGTATAAGTTGCCCCTGCCACACCTACCCCAATTTTCACCTGAGTGATTATGTTGATTAACTTCGTGTATTAGGATGTCTGCCCATGTAGGGTAGAAGTATTGTGTAAAACTACAGCCAAATGTCCATATTCGCATATGGATATTTACGTTAACCTAGTAACTTAGCCGCTAGTTCTAGAGCAGAGATTAGTTTAGACTTGAGTACAATGTCATTTACATCTTCTTCTAAACCGTCGAATCGACTTAAATCTGTTAATAATTCTGCATATTCTTCACGACTAATTTGTCCTGTTTGAAATGCATTAACATAACTTTCTAATAGTTGAGCACGTTCAACAGCCCATGGCTTATTACTATTGTGTAAGTCTTCTAACATTATTTGTTTCTCCCTTGCGCCGCTGTAGCAATGGCATCACTTTCTTTGATCATAATCTTAACTTTACTGTCGCAGAAGAACTTACTATATTCTTTACGATCTGAAAGTCCTTTAAGAGTAATGTCAAAGACTTTAGTAATCTTAGTCATGTCTTCATTTTTACGGCTGTCAGAGTATAACTCGAGCCATTGTACTCTTGCTTGAAGTGAAGATAGTTGTTGTTTTAATTTAACTGGATCAGAACAATCCAGTTGTCTTGCTTGCTGACGAATGTCAGTTACTGCTGACGCTTCGTTAGGATCCCATTTGCTGGGAAAGAAACTTTGTACTGACGCTACTACTGCACATCCTGATAACAAGAATGCTACAGTAATAAGTGTCAGTAGTTTTTTCATTTAGTCCAAGGATTGTCGAATGAAGGACGTTGACGCTGTGGTCTAGGAGCGCCTGGCTTGGTCATACCTGGCTTAGTTATGCCACCTGGCATGGTTGGTGCTGATGCCTGTGGCCCAAACTTTTCAAGATTAAGATCTTTTAATACTCGAGCAACTGACTTAGGTGCGGCAAATTCTAAATGAGTTTCCGGACCAAATGCACTTCTTCCCAACATTGAGCCTTTGGATACTCCTACTGCTTGCCCGTCGCGCATAGCAAGTCTAAAATAAGAACCATCTTTTGGCATCATACGTAAAGGATTAACAATCTCTATCTCAGGATCAGATTTAAATTTAGCATCCCACTCTTCTCTGGACAATGAAATGTCCTTGGCAGGCTCATCAGCCACAGCCATAGGC